ATACCTGGCTCCACTAACAGGTGAAGATTCCTGCTCTGGACCGTACTAGCCGACTATGGGCATAGCTAACAGCCATCCCCCATAGCGAAGGGCTAGCACCCCGCTCGTTACGGCGTCCGCCGGTACGGTCTAACCAATGTAGCACTACGAACTATTAAAGCTATGAACTTAAACAATTCGCAGTGGCTGTTATGGTTGAAAGGCTTTGTACTAATTCTTATTAAGATTATCTTCGGTGTAATCTCAATGGTGGTACTCTTTATTTTTGGAGTCCTGCCATTGGCTTTCACCGTCTTCTACTTCTCATTCAGTGCAGTTGGCGATGCCCTGACCCTCCTCGTAGAGGGGGGTTGGGACAAAGCCAAAGTGGTCCCGGTCAAAAGTGGAGTCTTCTTTAAGAAGATTTCCACCTTCAAACCGAAGGCCATTGAAATGCGCTGGATGACAGTAGGAGAACTAAGACCCTTAGTACTCCGCCTAGTCCGTATCCTTGGAGCTCAACCAGCACTGTGGATGGTGCTAGCGGAGCGGATCGTACGCCTTTGGCGGCTAAGTGGAACACGTTTCACTATTGCCTACCTAAAGGAGTGTCGACTCGCCCTACTAGCTTTCGCGAATAGTCGCACCTATACTCCTAACCCAGGGGTTAAGATGCGGTTATCTCGCGGTGGGATTCCTCGGATCATCCCAGCCGGACTTCGTCCGACTGGTCTGTCAACTTTGACAGAAAAGATGACCTTCCGTGGTCTCCACACCGTCTTTAACCTATACAGGGTTATAGACTGGAAGGGTGCCAAACCTGATTTCTCCTCGATTACTTCACCGTTTTCGGGGGTCAGCCAAACACTCTTCGATCAGGAGATCGTGGCCGTACTAAAGAACTTTACCCTGCCAACATTCCGTCTCGGATATGTTGTGCCTTGGGTAAATGTATCTTCAGGGCCTAATCATCCCTGGTCCCTTTGGGGTTCTGCGAAAGACAGTCTCGGGTATGCGCTTAATCCACTAATGTTAGTGGTTTTCACGCTATACTCGTGGGCAAGCGGACAGCGATTACTAGCCTTATGGTTAGTTCTCGTATCACACTTACTCCTGCCGGTCGCTCTAATCCTCTGGTATCGTGGAATGCGGTTCCCCCTCGGACGGTTATCCGTTCTAGCTAAGGATGGAGGCGGAAAGCGTCGAATTGTAGGTGTGGTTGATTACTGGTCCCAATGGGCCCTGCGATCACTCCACCTCTACTTATTCGAGGTTCTTCGCCGGATTCCTCAAGATGGTACTTTCGATCAAATAGGCCCAATTGGGCCGTTGATGGATTTTGCACGCTTGGGGTATCCTTCCTTTAGCTTTGATCTGTCTAATGCAACAGATCGTCTCCCGGTAGCTCTCCAGGAGCAGATTCTTGCGAATCTCTCAGGGTCGTGGCTGTTGGCATGGGCTTGGCGTCAGTTAATGACGCTTCGCTCATACACCAACCCGGCCTCCGGCGCAATTAAATACGCCGTTGGTCAGCCAATGGGGGCTCTTTCGTCTTGGGCGATACTCGCTGTTTCCCACCACATTATTGTGCAGGTTGCAGCGTATCGAACAGGGTGGAAGGGATGGTTTCCGTTGTATGCTCTCTTAGGAGATGACATTGTCATTCTCACTAAGAGCGTAGCCGACGAATACGTGTCCATTATGCGATATCTAGGAGTTCCTATTAACCAAGGTAAATCAATTATCTCGGATAAAGGACTCATTGAATTCGCTAAGCGGGTAGTTTCTCCACATGTTGGGGACCTATCTGGGATTTCCGGGCGTGAGCTATTACGCTTCACTCGGAGTTCTGGCCACGCCATCGATCTGTTTGCACATTTGATGGACCTTGGTCTTATCGTCTTTCCCAATCAGGGGTTAGAGATGGGTCGCCGTCTCGGGCGAAGCTTAGCTTCGATCCCGGTACGGATGATCCTTGCTAGCGCTTATATGCGCAGTCGCCTATCAGGAGTATGTTGTATTCCGTCCAGCGCTTGGCCAGATGATTGGTT